AGATGATATAACATTATCTAAACTATCAAAGTCAGCTGGTATGATTGGAGCACCAGACTTACTTTTAGAAAATAATAAACTTACTGTTAGAGATAAAAAGAACGATAGTGGAAACTGTTATTCAACTAATGTTGATGCACAAGGTAGTGGAACATATAAGTTTTATTTCAAGACAGAGAACCTAAAACTGATACCAGGCTCTTATGATGTAACTGTTTCATCTAAGAAAATCAGTAGTTTCAAAAATGGAAAAACACAATACTGGATTGCACTTGAACCAGAATCAATGTATTCTGCGTAGGGGGAAACATACATGGAAAAGTTTCTCTGGGTGGAGAAGTACCGTCCAACGACAGTAGACGAGTGCATACTCCCAAGTAATCTAAAACAAACTTTCAAAGAGTTTGTTAAACAAAAGACTATACCTAATCTAATTTTATCTGGTAGGGCTGGTGTCGGTAAGACGACTATTGCAAATGCTATGATAAATGATATAGGTGCAACATCAATGATGATAAATTGTTCTGAAGAGTCTGGTATTGATGTTCTTCGAACCAAGATTAAAAACTTTGCATCTACAAGTTCTCTTGAGGGTGGAAGAAAGTATTTAATCTTGGACGAGTCTGATTATCTTAATCCTCAATCAACACAGCCTGCACTTCGTGGGTTCATGGAAGAGTTTCATAATAACTGTGGTTTCATTCTTACTTGTAATTTTAAGAACAGATTGATTGAACCTTTGCATTCCAGATGTAGTGGTGTTGATTTTAATATACCAAAAGATGAGATAAATAAAGTATGTACACTCTTTTTTAAAAGAGTAAAAAATATATTAGAAGAAGAGGGTGTTAAGTATGATAACAAGGTTATACTTGAATTAATTACTAAATACTTTCCAGACTGGAGAAGAACTCTTAATGAACTGCAACATTATTCTGCTTCTGGTCAAATAGATTCTGGAATACTTGTTAACTTATCAGAGGTAAATATCAATGAGCTTATGGACGCACTTAAAAATAATGAGTTTACAATTGTTCGAAAGTGGATTGTTAATAATTTGGATAATGACCCAAACCGTATGTTTCGTCTTATTTACGACTCTCTTTACAATCATCTTGATGGTTCTACAATTCCTCATGCTGTTATCATCATTGCAAAATATTCTTATCAGTCTGCATTTGTTGCCGACCAAGAAATAAATATGTTAGCTTGTATGACTGAACTAATGACTACGGTTAAATTTAAATGATAGAAATCATTGACGATACATTAGAGCATCATAATGCTGAATTGATAGACGTAACTATTCGTAATCTATCTTGGAAGTATGATTATAGCTCTACCGATAAAGGTTTAAATAAACACTGGCATATATTCTGTGGTCACAATCCAGAAGAATGTGCAGAAAATGGTTATGAACCTTTACTGATGATTTGGGAAGCAATACAACATAAATCAAAAGTAAAATTACAGATGGAAAGAATGTATCTCAATGCACATACGCATGGAATAGAACCACACGCACACGTTGATGATGGTGATTACACAATCATCTATTACCCCAGAATGGACTGGCAAAGACATTTTGGTGGTGGAACAATTATTGGAAATGAGTTAATCGACTACAAAGGTAATAGGTCGATTATGTTCAACGCAAGTTATTTACACCAAGCACAAACTGTATCAAGACAGTGCTATAAATTACGAACTTGTGTTGTATTTAAAACAAAGGATTTAGATAATGTATCAATTGAAAGATTACCTCAAAGCAATCAATCAGTCTAAAGAAAAACTGATGGATACCGAAGATGAAGTCTGGGAAAAGAAATATCCAGCCTATATTGTAAATAAATGTCTTGCACCATTTGATATGCAAACTTGTTTATTTGTTAATGAAATAAATCAAAGACCACATTTAGAAAATAAGTTACAGTTTGATTTTTTGATAAATAGTCTTAGAAGAATGAATAGATATTCTCCTTGGCAGAAAGCTAAGAAGATAAGTGACATAGAGTATGTGAAAGAGTATTATGGATATAGTAATGAAAAGGCTAAGTCTGCACTCACCATACTTAATAATGAACAGATTAAACATATAAAGAAGAAATTGAATAAAGGTGGAAGACATGGAAAATAGTATTACTTGGTCGCAAGACCAAATGTTGGAAGTTGGATTGAAAGAACCAGACGATTTCCTTAAGGTAAGAGAAACACTATCTCGTATAGGTGTAGCCTCCAGAAAAGAAAGAAAGTTATATCAGTCTTGTCATATACTGCACAAGCAAGGTAAATATTACATTGTACATTTCAAAGAACTTTTTGCATTAGATGGTAAAGAAACTAATCTATCAGAGAATGATATTGCAAGAAGAAACACAATCGCAAAATTATTAAACGACTGGAATCTAGTAGAAGTAAAAGGAAGTATGGAGCCTGCAGCTCCTCTTAGTCAGATTAAGATTTTGTCTTTTAAAGATAAAGATGAGTGGACTTTGGAAACAAAATATAATATTGGTAAGAAAAAAGAAGACTAATGGAAAAATTCAAATCATTTATTGCAGAAGAGGAAAAAGAAAAACCTTATGATTTATTAATCGTATCACATGATGGTATTGATGATGTAAATGAAACAGGCCCACTTGTTAAAAAAACTGGAAAAAAAATGGGTTTAAATGTTTTTCTTGCAGAAACTATGGGTTCATATATGGAAGATGATGGTGATGATAAAGTATTTTATTCTTTTCCAGTAAGTGATAAAGGTGAAGCACAAATACCAAAACCAAAAGATGATGTTGAATATCAGAAACCTTTTAAAATAAATCCAGATAAAACTCTTATAATGATGAGAGGATTACACCCTATTTACGGTTGTGAGTCTTGGAATGTAATGGCACAAAATTTAGAAAAAGACGGATACAAATTAATTAACTCTGTAAAATGTAATGAAATATGTAATGATAAATGGTTTAATTATACAGTCTTTCAAAGAGAAAATATACAAACACCAAAAAGTATTTTAATAAGACACTCTGAAGATGCTCTTCGTGCAGCTGATAAACTAGGTAATAAGTTTCCTATGATTTTAAAAACAACCGTTGGTTCAATTGGTGTTGGTGTTATGTTTGTTGAGAGTGCAAAATCATTAAGTGGTATTGTTCAATTACTTTATCGTGAAAATAAATATATAGATATATTGTTACAAGAGTATATTAAAACAGATTATGATGTTCGTGTAATTGTTGTTGGTGGTAAAGTTATGGGTGGAATGAAAAGACCCATAGTGAAAGGTGATTTTAGAAGTAATGTATCGCAAGGTTCAGAACCAGAAATTCACGAACTTACAGAATTAGAAATATCAGAATCATTAAGAGCTGCAAAGGCTGTGGGTGGAGATGTTGTTGGTGTTGATTTTATACCAGCAAAAAATAGAGATAAAGACAAACCATTTTTTATAGAAGTAAATTCAAATCCAGGCTTAAAAGGAATTGAAGGAGTTTTTTCTAAAAAATTTAGTATGACTGAAAAAATATTAACAACTTATTTAAATAGAGATAACTGGAGATAAACATGAGTATAATATTAGACGCATTAAAAAAGAAATACGAAGCTGAAATTGAAGAAGGAAAAGTAAACATTAAAGTTATGTTAAATAATCCAACCTCTATTCCAGAACATTCAAAATTCCTAGAAGAACTAGATATACACTTTGGGAAGATTGCAGAAGCAGAAGATAAGTTAGGTGTAATTAATAATCACTTCGACAGTAGTCAAGAACTATTAAACGAAGACGTTCAGATGGCACTTAAGTTGTAGATGGACAAACAAGTAAAAGACATACTACTTAAAGAAATCAAAAGACAAGAAACTACAGTAGAACTAATCGCAAGTGAAAACTTTGCAAGTCAAGCTGTAATGGATTTGTGTGGTTCAGTATTCACAAACAAGTATGCAGAAGGATATCCAAGTAAGAGATATTACAATGGTTGTGAATATATGGACGAGGTAGAACAACTTGCAATAGATGAGGTCAGAAAACTATACTACTGTTCTCACGCAAATGTTCAACCACATTGTGGTGCAAATGCAAATACAGCTGTCTATCAAGCATTTTTAAAACCAAACGATACTATTCTTGGAATGGACTTAGCATCTGGTGGACATTTAAGTCATGGTTCTAAACCAAACATATCTGGTAAAATATATGACGCACATTACTATGGTGTTAATGATGATGGTTGGTTAGACTATAATGCGATTGAAGACCAAGCAAGAAAGATTAAACCTAAAATGATTGTTGCTGGTGCAAGTGCATATTCCAGACTAATAGATTGGAGTAAGTTTAAAGTCATTGCAGATGAAGTCGGTGCAATATTGTTATGTGATATGGCACACTACTCTGGATTGATTGCTGGTGGACATTATACTAATCCAGTACATTATGCAGATGTAGTTACTTCTACTACGCATAAAACATTACGAGGCCCTAGAGGTGGTATTATACTATGGAATAATGATGAGTATACAAAGAAACTAAACTCTGCGATATTTCCTGGCACTCAAGGTGGCCCACTAATGAATATGGTTGCGTCTAAAGCACAAGCATTCAAAGAAGCAAACACCACAGACTTTATACAATACATCAAACAAGTCATAGACAACGCACAAGTTATGAGTGAGGTGTTTATGGATAATGGATTTAATGTATTGACTGGTGGTACAGATAGTCACTTAATGTTAGTTGATTTAAGTGATAAGAAATACTCTGGTAGAGAAGCTGCAGATTTACTAGAAGAGAATGGAATAACTGTAAACAAAAATGGAATACCAAATGACCCTAGAAGTTTTGTAGAAACATCTGGTATTCGTATAGGTACAGCTGCAGAAACAACCAGAGGTCATGGTGCAGATTGGTTTAGAGATTTAACCAAGAGAATAATTGATATACTTTCTTGACAACCTCCTTTTATTATGGTAAATTTATATTATGATGCTTTATACATATGTCGTTAGATACGGTAACAACCTTCTTATAAGAGAAGTCAATAATGGTGAGAGGTCGAATTATAAAGTAAAGTATTCGCCTACTACTTATTTGAGAGTTGGTAAACCTACAAGACATAAAAGTCTTGACGGTAGATTTGTGACTCCAATCAAACATGACACTATGAAAGATTGTAATGAGTGGTTACAATCTTATGAAAACCAAAAACATCTTATATTTGGTAATACACTTCATGCATACAGCTATATCGCAGACACTTATCCTAATACAGTAAACTGGGATATTGACCAGATACTTATTGTTACTATGGATATAGAAGTTCAATGTGAAAATGGTTTTCCTAATCCTAGAGATGCAGCTGAACCTTTACTTTCAATTACAATTAAAAATCATCAGAACAAACACATTATGGTTTGGGGTATCGGTGAATTTAAAAACAATCGTGATGATGTTGGTTATGTAGAGTGTAGAGATGAAAAACATCTTATACAAGAGTTTCTATCATTCTGGGAGAAGAATCAACCAGATGTAATTACCGGCTGGAATACTGAGTTCTTTGATATTCCTTATTTACACAATCGTATTATAAAACTATATGATGACAAAGAAGTGAAAAGACTATCGCCTTGGCGTAATGTATATACTAAAGAAGTTTATATGATGGGTAGAAATCATCAAGTGATTGATATTCAAGGTGTATCTGCATTAGATTACTTTGACTTATATCGTAAGTTTACTTATTCAAAACAAGAAAAATATACTCTTGACTATATTGCGTATGTGGAACTTGGTGAAAGAAAAGAAGGTAATCCATATGAAACATTTAGTGAATGGTATCAAAAAGACTATCAGTCCTTTATCGAATATAATATTACAGACGTGGAGTTGGTGGACAAACTTGAAGATAAGATGAAGTTGATTGAACTTGCATTGACTATGGCCTACGACTCTAAAACAAACTATATGGACGTTCTCGGTACAACAAAGTATTGGGATATTATTATCTACAACTATCTCAGAAAGAAAAACATTGTTGTTCCACAAAGAATTAGTTCATCAAAGTCTGAGAAGTTTGAGGGTGCTTATGTAAAAGACCCTATCGTGGGTATGCATAAGTGGGTGATGTCTTTTGACCTAAACTCTCTGTATCCACATTTGATTATGCAATATAATATATCAACAGAAACACTTGTATCACAAAACAAAGTTCCTAATATGAAAGTAGATAAACTACTACATAAAGAGTTTGATACAAGTAAACTAGATAAGAATCATACTATGACACCTAACGGTGCAATATTCAGAACTGACAAGAAAGGTTTTCTTCCACAACTTATGGAAAATATGTATAATACCAGAACTGAATACAAAAGAAAGATGTTGGAGGCTAAACAAGAATATGAAAACACTAAAGATAAAAAACTACTTAAAGACATTTCAAAGTACAACAACATTCAAATGGCTAAAAAGATTTCACTTAACTCTGCTTATGGTGCAATCGGTAATGCATACTTTAGGTATTTCAATCTACTCATTGCTGAAGGTATTACTACGAGTGGTCAGTTATCTATTCGCTGGATTGAGTCTGCTCTTAATAGGTATCTCAATAAGACTTTGGGTACTACTAACGAAGATTTCGTGGTTGCAAGTGATACCGATTCGGTGTACATTACATTTGACAGACTTGTTAATAAAGTGTTTAAATCACAGTCAGATGTTGGAAAGATTACCGACTTCTTGGACACTATCGCTAAAGAAAAGATTGAACCTTTTATTGATAAGAGTTATAAAGATTTGTCTGAATATCTCAACTGTCATTCCCAAAGAATGAATATGAAACGAGAAGTGATTGCAGATAAAGGTATCTGGACTGCAAAGAAAAGATACATTCTTAATGCGTGGGATATCGAAGGTGTTCGATACAAAGAACCACAACTTAAGATTATGGGTATTGAGGCTATCAAAAGTTCTACTCCTGCTCCTTGTCGTAAGAAACTCAAAGAAGGTATAAAAATAATTATGTCTGGTGATGAGAAAATGCTAAATACATTCATACAAGATTTTAGGAAAGAGTTTATGGAATTACCACCAGAAGAGATTGCATATCCAAGAAGTGTAAATGGATTAAGTAAATGGTCTAATACTGCAAACCTATTTAACAAGGGTGCTCCTATCCATGTGAAGGGTGCGATACTGTATAATCA